AGCCTCGGCACATTGACCGCGCTAACGGTCGACAATATTACGCTAAATAGCACAGTGATTTCGTCGTCCGATGTGCTAACGCTGGCCCCTGACGTCGATCTTAAATTCACCCCAGGCCGCCAGACTATCCACGACGCGGACGCGCAAGCGACCACCGCCTCCACATTTGCACGATTTCACGTCAACACGACGAATGAAGTCACAACCAATACCGGAAATACAAAGGTGTTTTCGGTGAGGATTGACGAGCCGAACATAGACGTAGGGACAGCCACGCCGACGGAAAGTGCATCGCTATATATCTCTGGCGCAGCAAGCGAGGCTGCCGCAGATTACGCCCTATTAGTGGATGATGGTGCCAGTAGGTTTGACGGCAACGTGACGGTGAATGGTGGAGATTTCTACGTAGCCAACAACAGAGGTGCTGTTATTGGTCACACGGCGCAAGTGACAGCCGCCGGTATCGCTGCGGAATTTCAGGTCTTGGGCACTAGCGCGGCAGATAGCACCGTCACCATAGGACGTTGGTCGTCCGATACCGGCCTCCCATCCCTCCAGTTCGTTAAGAGTCGCAACGGTACAATTGGCTCCAGCACCATCGTCGAAGATAATGACAATATAGGCCACATCTCTTGGATAGCGGACGACGGGACTGATTTTGCCGAGGTGGTTGCTCGGATAACGGGCACGGTAGACCACTCAGTAGGCGACCCTGCTGAGGACGCGGTGGGCGGCGAGTTGCAATTCAGAGTAACTACAGAAGCAGGAGGATTGTATCTCCGTTGGCGTATGACGCAAGAGGGACTTTTCACCAGTGATGCAGACCCCACCAATATCACCGCTGCCGGAGCCATTATCGCCAAGGGCGGGATAGGATTCACCGACGTAGCCAATGCCCACATAGACGACGGAACGCACGGCAGCGGGACTGTGGTTCACTACATCGGCAATCAGACCATTGATACCACAGCATCAGACACCCGTCTAAAAACTGCCTGGAGTGTTCCGAGCGGTCTGGCACATGAGCATTTAAAAGGTTTGGCGGCGGCCTTGGAGGAATACAACTATGTGCCTGGGACGTTAGGTGGTGAGAGGTTTGTCGGGTTTGGGGCGCAGAACCTCTACAGGACTCTGCCCCAGTACGTCACCCGCGGTGAGGGGGATAACCACTGGTCAGTCGGTTACAAGTACATGGTGGGCCCTCTCATTAGGGGGTGGGATGACCATGAGACTCGTCTCCGGGAGCTTCAAGCTGAAATAACCAAACTGCAGGAGGCAGCGCGATGCCACAAATACAGCTAGCAGCGATCACATTGAGCGCGGAGAATGCCGCCGAAGTGTGTGAGGCTCTAGCCGCTCGACAAGGGGTTGAGGTCGCCGAGGTAACTAGTGCGTTTATCCGCGAGGCTATGATGCAGCCGATCCGGCAGGCCGTGGCCGACCTGCGCCGTGATAAGCGAGACCAGGCGAATCCAATAGTACCGAGGGATGTGTTTGCCGCCTGACCAACGAGATTAACAAGGAAGGAACTATGACAAGCCAGAACGGGGCCGCCGAAATCCAGATTACCACTGAGCATCTACAGGAGTTATTTCGGCGTTTGCCAGCCGCAAACGAGGTGATGCGGATGATACTGCTGGAGACCGAGAACGCGGCGCTGAAAGCCCGCGTGGATGCGCTAGAGAATCCCCCCGAAGCCGTCACCACGGCCACCAGCGAGGTAACTGTGCCCCAGGAGGAAGCGGAAGGATATGGGGGGAAGTGAGTGAACGCCTACGTCACGGTTGATCTCCTGAAGTCGTCCAGCGTCCTCAACGTCACAGGCACTGGGGACGACACGAGGCTGCGCCTATTAGCGGAGTCTCAGAGCCGGGTGGTGGATAGACTCACCAACCGGCACTTCTACGCTCTAACGGCCACCAGGACGTTCGACGTGACTAATACCGAGAGGGTGTTGCTGCCAGACCTGGCGGCTATTACTAGCCTCAAGACCGACGACAATATTGACAGGACGTTCGAGACGACCTGGGCCACTACCGACTACAGGCTGCGGCCCAGCAATGCCGACCCTGCAACTAGGTTCAACTCGAACTCCCGGCCCTATACCTCGGTCATCGTGGACTCTAACGGCACGAGGTCGTTCACGTTGGGCGATGAGACTGTCCAGATAGTGGGCGAGTGGGGCTGGTGGCTACACAAGGCCACGGCCACCGAAACAGCGGACGCCATATCATCAACAACGGCCAAGACCTTCAGCGTCTCAGCTCGCACCGATGTTGAGGCTGGGCATACCATCCTCGTGGACTCCGAACAGATGTATGTACAGAGTTATTCAGGCAATACATTGACCGTAATTAGAGGCGCCAACGGCTCGAGCGGAGCAACCCATAGCTCCGGGGCCGCAATTAGCCTCTATGAGTTTCCTGAGCCTGTCAGAGAGGCTGTTATCATCCAGGCCGCACGTCTCTGGAAGCGCAAGGACTCCAGCTATGCCAACGCCCTCGGCCTAGAGGGTGGGCTGATGGAGATATTCCGGGGCATCGACCAGGATGTAAAACAGGCGCTCAACCCCTACCGCAAGCTGGCGATGGGCGTAGTGTAGAGATGGCCTCGGAGATAGCCGATGCGAAAGACGGGCTGCTTACAAGGCTGGCGACGATATCAGCCATCTCGGCTACGTTCGACTACCCACCCGACGGACTCAACGAGTTCCCGGCGGCGGTTGTGCGGTTCGAGGGACGTGATGTGGGGCAGCAGACTATGGGTTCCACGACGTTCGTGGGGACGTTCGTTATGACGCTACTCATAAGCTCGGCAGCCACCAAGCAGGCCTTCGACGAGCTTGACGCCTACATGGAACCGGCAGGAACCAACAGCGTCGAGGCGGCGATTAACGGCGATAACACCTGGGGCAGTACGGTAGACGACGGCAGGCTGGTCGGCATCTCAATGGTCGGATTTCGAGAGATAGGAGGTGGCAGGTACGTGGCAGCAGATTTTAGCTTCACCTGCCTGAAGAGCTAATGGCAAAATTCGATAGCAGTAAGTCTAAGTTCTATCTAAATCAGTTCGACCTGACAACCTATACCACAGACCTGGGCATAGGTGGTGGCAGGGCTGTTAATGAGATAACCACGTTCGGCTCCTCTGGCTCCACGTTCCACCCTGGCAACCAAGCTGAGACACTGTCATGGTCGGGGCTATATGACGACACCGCAACGAGTGGCCCCGATGTGGTGCTGGGAGCGCTGAGAACATCATCCGCCGCCGCCGTGGTCTCCTACTGGCCCGCTGGTGACACCAGGGAGTATACAGGGCGGGGAGTGCCGGAGGGATGGGTCAACACCTACGACGTGGCATCCACTGTCGGCAGCGTAGTAACGGCCACGGCCACCATAGACGCCGGACAGACCTTCCGCATCAAAGCGGCAGCCGCTTATGCCACGGTTACGGCGTCCACCTCTACGACTTACATCGACGACGCTGCATCCAGTTCGGCTGGCGGGTCGTGGACATACCATATCTTCGCGCTGAGTGCCGTCGGCGGGAACGCCCGGTGGCTGCTAAACCTCCAGCATGCGACGTCAAGCGGCGGGACATATTCAGACGTTTCGTCAGCTACGGTTACCGCATCCGATGGTGTCGGAGCCGCCCACACCGCCTTCACGGGGACGCTGAACAGGTACGTCAAATCCAGGGTGGTGCTGGACGCCTCTAGTGGGTCGCTAACTTACGGGATTTCATACACAAGGCTGTAGGAGGCCGAAATGGCAAAGTTTGACAGCAGCACAAGCGTATTTAAGATAGACGACAGCGGGGGCACCCTCAGAGATATATCGGCCTATCTCACCGATGTATCGGGACTGCCAGGGCCGAGGAATCTCAACGAGATAACGGCGCTGGGGGATACTGGCTCGAAGTTCCATCCTGGACTTCAGAACTCCACGCCTTCCATCAGCGGGCATTACGATACGACGGCAACGTCTGGCCCTGACGTAGTGCTTGGAGGACTCCGCACCCATACTGCGGCCATCTCGTTTGAGTATTATCCGCAGGGGACAGGGTCGGGCTTCAAATACACCGGGGACATCTGGGTGACGGATTACACGATAAGCTCCGCTGTCGGGAGCCATGTCACATTCACGGCGAGCTTACAGGTTGAAGGCACCGTCACAAGGGCCAGCGCCTAATGCCTAGTGAGATAGTCCGACTCGACCTCCCGTCGGGCAACTGGTGGGAGGTCGAAGTACAGCCACGCTGGGGCGAGATGATGAAGATACGCCGAGAGATGGTGCGTATCACAGAGACCGAAGGTGAGGACGAGGAAGCCCTCACGGCCATCATGGCTGCTCTGACTCGTGCCTGGAGCTATCAGAACGGGGCGGGCCCGCTGCCCATCAGCATCGACGCGGTTAACGACATGGATTTGGGGGACGCTGCCGAGGTGATGCATCTGGTGTCCGAACGTGTTCTCCCTTTATTAGCGGCGGTGGGCGACAGAGAGCCGCCGAAGGCCTTGCCACCGCCCTCGCCCGCAAAGAAATCGGCCCGGAGTGGCAAGAAAGCCAAATCCTAGCGGAGACTCACTGGTCGTGGCAGCAGTTACAGGACACACCCGCAGAGGTGGTGGACAGACTGATGCTGTTCTTGGCTGTACGCGGCACCGTCGAGTCTGGTGGAGATATGACCTTCAACGATGCCTGAAGAAGTCGTCGAGGGACTGGATAAGCTCACCAAGAAGCGCCTCGACTCCAACAAGTGGATGGGCGATGCGATAGAGAAGGCGCTACACCAGAGCGGACTCGCCGTACAGGGTGAGGCTGCTATCCTGGCCCCGGTGAATACAGGCGCACTACGCCAGAGCATTACCACGGTGGTCGATACACGACCACCGTTTCCTTTGTGGGTCACGGTAGGGCCGACGGTGGGCTATGGCCGGTATGTGGAGTTCGGGCGTAAGCCTGGAAAGATGCCGCCCATCTCAGCCCTCGAACCGTGGGTCAGGCTCAAGCTCAAGGCGAAGAACCCTAGAGCCGTGGCGTTCCTCATAGCCCGGAAGATAGCGCGGGAGGGCATCGACCCGCAGCCGTTCATGACTCCAGGAGCCAAGAAAGCTGGCCCGAAGATTAAGACGATACTTACTCGCCTGGGCGCGGACTTGAAGAAAGCATGGGGCAAGAAGCTATGACCACACAAGACCTGACGATTAAGCTCAAGCTCAAGGACGATGCCTCCAAGGCCATGAAGACGGCCTCTGGGAATGTTAAGACCCATGCCGGGAAAATCAAAGCTAACCTTGCCAAGATCGGCACCATAGGCGGTGCTGGCCTGATGATAGCCTCTGCCGCTGCCCTCAAGCTGGGCGATATGTTCAAAGAAGCGGAGAACATCATCGCGGCAGGAACAGGCGCCACAGGAGAGAACCTCGAAGACCTCAAGGAGTCCTTCAAAGACGTCTTCGCCGAGGTTCCAGACGATGCCGCCACCGTAGCTAGTGCCATCGCGGACGTGAACACGGCGTTCGGGTTCACAGGCGACAAACTAGAGAAGGTGGCTGAGCTAGCTCTTGGTGCTGGCAGGGCGATGGGCGAGGACATGGCGGGGCTGATAGCGGCCACGGCTGACGCGCTCATTGCATTCGACGAGCCGATGACGGATGCCGAGTCTCTGATGGATAAGTTGACTGTCGCATCCCAGAACTCTGGCGCCTCCATGAAGGAAATCGCCGACAAGGTTGTGAAGTTCGGCCCGCAGCTTAATGCTATGGGCATTCCTCTAGATGACTCCATCGCCCTGATTGCCAACATGGAAGCAAAGGGCATCGACGCTGGCAAGATGATGCCGGGGCTATCTGGGGCCATGAAGAAGCTGGCTGACGAGGGCGTTACCGATATCTCAGGGGCGTTACAAGATGCGATAACAGACATCGGGAATACTGAGGACGACACCGAAGCCCTAGCGAAGGCGATGGAGGTCTTCGGCGCGGGCGCTGGCGTGCAATTTGCGGACGCCATCAAAAAGGGAGCGTTCGAGATTGATGGCCCCGGCGGCTTGATGGAGGCACTGGCGAATTCTGACGGAGCATTGGGCGACCTAGCCGCTTCCACCCTCACGTCAAGTGAGAAATTCGGCATTATGAAGAACAAGGTCATGGGCGCATTAGAGCCTATCGGCGCTTTTGCGTCGGCGGCTGGCCCGATGCTGATGATGCTTCCTGCGCTCACCACGCTGACAGCGGCTCTGTCTGGCGCGAAGGTCTTCGGCACAGCGGTCACCTGGGCGCAAACTGCGGCTCAGCTTGCGTTGAATGTCGCCATGCTCCCTGTGACCCTTGTGATCCTCGCTATAGTTGCCGCGATAGTATTAATTATCGCAATTATCAAGAACTGGGATAAGATTTTGGCGGCGTTCCAGAAGGTTTGGGACAAATTTAAGGACGGGATTCAGTGGCTACGGGACAATTGGTCTAAAATCTGGGACAAGGTCAAGACCACCTTTAAGACGGTGACCGACAAGGTGAAGTCGCTCTTTACTACTGCCTTCGGGTGGATAATGCCAGGAGGCTCGCTGTCTGGTGCGCTGGAGAAGCTGGCGAATTACTGGAGCCTCATATGGAACTTCATGAAGGACGCCTTCAACACCGTCGTGAGCGGCCTGAAGGGTGGCGTCAACATCATCCTCTCCGCATTCAACGCCCTGATTCGAGGTGCCAATAAAATCAAAATCGGAGTCCCGAAGTGGGTGCCTGTCATCGGCGGTAAATCCTGGTCGCTGAACATCCCAGAGATTCCGTACCTCGCCAAGGGCGGCATCGTCCGCAGCCCGACCCTCGCTATGGTCGGAGAGAAAGGCCCCGAAGCCGTCATTCCGTTAGGCAGAGGTGGGGCCGGGATGGGGGTGACGGTCAATATTAACTTCCCTGCCCGTGGTACTGTGCTGCTCGGAGACGACATGGCAGCGCGGAAGCTGGCCCAGGCCCTGACGCCTCTGATTCGCCAGGCTCTACGGGGCCAGCCGGGATTCGCCTAGATGGCAAAGCCGCAATATAGAATCCGCGTCGATTGGAATCATGGCGGGCTGGGAGACCAGAACACCGCTATGGACTTTACAACGGCCATTGACGACATCACCGCCGACGTCCGGTCTCTGTCCTACGACCATGTCCGAGACCTGTCGAGCGAACTGATAGAGTCGGGGCTTCTGAGCCTCGAGCTTAATAACACCGACCATAAATACAGTCCGACCAACCTCACCGGAGATGATAAGAGTCCTCTAATCGCTAGCGGGGCGACTCTTGTACTCCCAGGCAAGCCCATCTGGGCGCAGATGTTCTACCCCTATGATGCCTTCACAGGCTCTCAGGCTAACCTCGACACCCATACTCCTGATGAGGACTCAGCGTGGTCGTGGGTGGATGGCACCTACGAGTTCGAGCTAGACGGCTCTGGCAACGCCCGCATCAAGAATGCCACGAGCGGGAGCCAGGGCGTGGGCGCTCGGTATAGCCACATGGACTTCGGGGACAAGAACGTCCACCTCCATGCACGAATCACGACTCCGTCCGCTTATGCTGTCAGCAGCCATAACGACCTCGTATCCTTCTTTGGCTTCGTGATTCGCTGGACAGACGCCAATAACTATCAGGCCGTGGGGTTCGACTGTTCTAATACCGGGCTATCGTCTATAGAGGCCAAGGTCGCCCTGCTCACTTATTCGACCGACCGTACAGTCACCGGGAACAACTCTACGAGTACCACCGACTATACTTGTCCAGATTCCAGCCTATATAAGGTCAACAATTATGTGCTGATAGAGCATGAGTTGCATCAGGTGACAGCTATCGTAGACAGCACGACCATCAGAACCAGCAGGGGAGCATTCCGCACTGATGCCGTTAATCATGGCACCGGGTCTCTGGTAGCGCCCATCGTGCAGTTTTCGCCGTTGGTGAACCGCAATGCGGATGCTGCGGTGGAGTGGGGAGTAAGCGAGACGCATGACGTAGAGGTGCTGTGCCGGGACGAGTATGTTGACGTAACCTACGACGGCGCTCATTGTCCACCAGGAACCGAGACGTTGAATTATGCGGTGGGCGCTTTGTCCGGCATCGACCCCAGCGCTGGTGGCGAGGAGCCTGTGACGAGTCACACGTTCACGGCAGAAGCTGGGGCCAGCACAGGGACGAAGCATGGTCTCTGGCGACATGACCGGGCGAAGGAAGACAGCGACCACGGCGGCAGCGCCGGGGTCTTCGATAGCGTGGAGCTATACGAGGAGTTCGGTGGCTACCGCTCCCTCTACATCGAAGCCTACGACGAGTTTGAGTCTGCGAAGCGGGCTGATATCCGCTATGCAACGCTCCAGCATGGGCAAGCGGCAAACCGTAAGGACTTCCACTATCCGCTCATCGAGCTGATGGCCCACGGCAAGCAGTTTGTGTACGGGTGGACAGCGTATACAAGCCATCGAGGATTCAACATTATTGCGGAGCCGTTCATAGGGGTGACAGGGCCATCCAGTAACGTCCAGCTAACTGCCTATTCAGCACTGAAGAGGGTTGACGATACGTTGCTGAATGTCCTTTGGAGCGCTCAGGTGGAGGAAGACGGGTTCTTTTACGTTGATGGGGAGGGATTTCTGCATCTAGAGAGCCGGGTGCATAGGACAGGGGCAGGCGTGGGGGGCGTAGTCCCTGAGACATGGTCGCCTATAGCCAGCAACGGGGCAGACCATTCAGCGACCCACGACTCCCTGGCAAGCCATACCCATATCCTCTATGGACGAGATGCGGCGGCTGGCACCTACAAGGACACCTATGACGGCACCAACCCGGCATACTCCTTCCTCAAGTACGAGGACGGCCATCAGTACATCGAGAACCGTCTGACGATGGCTGTCCAGGCGTCTGAGAGGTCGGTCACGACAGGGGTCAAGATATGGAACAGTAGCCAGGCTGACGGTGCCGAGTCAATCCTGGTGGCTGCTGGCTCTGCCATTACTATCCTTGCTGACCTGGGAAGGGACTACGAAACGGCGACGACGGTGACCCTTCCAACCGTTACCAACACCTACCTCGCAGCAAATGAAGACCAGGATGGGGGCGGGACGGCTGCGACCAATAGCCAGATAGTTGCTGCTGCCGTGACAGGTCTGGGAGACCCTAATTATTCAGCCTTCAAGTTCACCATCACGAATACCACAGGGAGTGCGCTATACGTCACGAAGTTCGACCTGTACACTCCAGCGTCTGGAGCTACCGTGGGCGCGTACAAGCTAGGGCCGAAGATAGCTGTGGAGTCAGTGGACGCGACCAGCATCACGGCCTACGGGGAGCGCAGGAAGGCACTGAAGAACCTGTTCCTGACCAATACTGAGACGGCCCAGCTTGCCCTCGACAGCCGTCTTGCCAGGAAGAAAGACCCCAAGACGGTCATCACTCTCACGCTCCTGGGAGGTGACAAGGCGACTCTCCATAGCATGATTCAGCGACGACTATCAGACCGGGTGCTGGTCACGAATGCCAGCCTCAACATGACCGATAAGGCCATGTTCGTCGAGGGTGAGACCTGGGACATTTCCGAGGGCGGCACGATGATAGAGCAACAGTTACTCCTGCGGGCCGTCTAGGCGCGCCAAGATGGAGAAAGAGCGGTACGAGCAGCTACGCGAGATGCTGGCGCTCCGAATAGTGCCCGAACTGCGGGAGCTTAGGCGCCGGCAGACTGTGCTACAGGCCACCATCTGGATAGGTCTGGTCTGTCTATTGTCTGGAATGGTGGTATTATTGGGGCTGCTAGGGGTACTGATAAATGCTGGGACTTAGACTGCCACGTCCAAGGGTGAGAGTTCCGAGTCTGCATCTGCGGTGGCTATGGATGCTGCCTATTCGGTTGGCCTGGACATGGCCCCGTAGAGGCGTCCTGTGGGCCCTTAGAGGCGGTCTCTGGCTCACCTTGGTGGTATGGCACTGGCTCTGCCTAATAAAGGCGTCTCCGCTGGCGGCCTACCGTGCGATGGGGCGAAGGCGGGACTGGGTCTTGGCGAAGATCGAGTACGCCCACACTGAGAGCGCCAAATGGCGGGCGATGTGGATGTGTACGAAGCTCCCATATACCGGCCTTCGGGCGATGGGTCTCAATCCTCAGATGGCCATCGGATTGCTGGCTATCGGCGGCACGGCGGGCGGTGGGGTCATCGTGAATGAAACCTTGCTAGCTGAGAGGAGTTTTTCACGCGGTGATTCGGGCGTCTACTCCGCACCGGCTGACGTGCCCACGAGCTACACTGAGGGTGATAATACCTTGTTAGTTCAGCTTTCTGCCGTCCCCGTGGGCAGCATTGTCCTGGACTCACTGGACGTAGGCAGTTCATATTCCAATTCTGCACTTCCAACCGGCGAGACAAATGCTGTCGAGATAGGCGGCAGCGCAGCCCTCTCGAACTATCTGGAAATCGGCCATCTGTTTATCGACAGATGGCACTGCACGACTTTCAGAATGGAGAATACTGAGACGCACACCCTCGAAATTACAGGTTCGGTGGCCGACGGCCTGAGCATATCGCCTGTACCAGGGGTCATTCGGAAGCGTGCAGTGGGTGGGGGAAATCGGGCTGAGAGCATGAGCGTTGCGAACTCCACCTATGACCAAATCCGTATCACGGCCCCGACCTCCGGGGTCAACGGGCAGGTGGATGTCCTCCGAATCTCAAATCTGGCGACCCGTGGGGGTGGGTGTTTGCTCTCATATATTAAGGCGGGCACCATCACCATCGAATACCTGACCGTCGGTGCGGGCGATGGCTTAGCCGCCAAAGACCTCGTGGTGACAACGTCCACCAGCTACACCATCGCAAATATAAGCGAGAACGTCGAAGAACTTGTCTCGCCACTACCGGCACCTAACTAGGAACGTGTAATGAGTATCTCGAAACTAAGGCCACAAATCCTGGCGGCTATGTGCCTCATTGCTTTCTTGGGCGCGTTGGGTTGCTACGTCGGCCTGAAAATGGAAGCCTCAGAGATAGTCACAGGCGCATTGGGGGCGACCGTTAGTCTTATCGGAGTGTTGGGGATGAAAGTGCTGGAATCTGATGAATAACCTCAGCATGCCTAGAGCGGCCCAGTGGGCCACTATAGGCATCTGCCTGGGCGTCAGCCCGGTGGCGCATGGTTAGTCTCATGTCCTGGGTACGCTCCCAGCTCTCGCCCTCCGTGGCCGGGGTCTGGTGCATCCACTGCCGCACCCGCAGGACTGTGCGACAGGTCATGGTCGTGCCGCATCCAAGGGGGAAGCGAATGGTAGGAGAGTGCCATGTATGTGGCGGGGAAACGTCCACGTTTGTTGCTGGATAGAGACAGGGCGGATAAGGTGGTGGTGATGCCGACGGTGGGCTATGGCCTTTGCCGCGTGCAGACGTGCCGCGTCGTCGGTGACCTCGCTGCCGGTCTGTGTGTGACACATTGGGACCAGGGCCTCGACAGGCGCGACAAGGGCTCCGACCTGCGGTCCTTCTCTTGGGCCGAGGTGCGCGGTATAGCCTCCCGCCGTCTCGGCCCCTTCCTTTGCCCCGCCCCGTCCCGCCCGTCTGTGGCAATTTCCATCGGATTTCAAGAGATTGGTGAAATAGGTGATAAAAGGGGTTGACAACCGTCACACGGTATAGTATATTACTTGTAGACACAAAGCACCCAAACGGCAAGATGGCGGGAACGAAAGGGACTAACGGCCCAATCGCCCGGATGCGCCGGGGCCAGAGGAAGGGGACTGGTCAAGGTCACCGGACAACTTATCCGGTCTGACGAGAGCGGGTCAGTAACCCGCCGAAACCTAACAAGGAGACGAGACATGCTGACGATGACACGCGGAATGAACGACAGAGTTGCCGCCGACCTAAACTTCGCGAAGCACGTAACGGATTCTTTCCTACGATTCGCGAGGCGAGATTGGGGAGAAATGGCCGACGAAGACATCAAGGCGAATGATTGGAGCATCGACAACGGCGCAAGGGTTCTCGCAGGCTATGGCGAAGGCGAAGATAGGATTTGGATTATCCGCGAGCATGACGCCTCAGTGACGACAGTCTTATTCCCAAGCGAATACTAACCAACACAACCGGCGGGGCTTCGGCCCCGCCCTGGTCTGGGGTGGCACCCCACTGATGAGCCGGTGCGATACCGGCGAAACCAGATGCTCTTATATAAGGAAGAGAGACACCATGAACATGACCGACGGCGAGACGAGGCGGGTCGGGGCGTACCATACCGGGGTTGAGACGAAGGTAGTTGGCGTGAGGATGCCGGTCTCCAAGATCGAGGCGGTCAGGGCGGTCTTCGAGAAGGCGGGAATGACGATGAGCGAGGGGTTGGAGTGGGTGGTCGACACGCAGGTTCTACGGACGCGATAACACCTAACAAGGAGTTCCGAGATGCAGTTCACGACGACCTACCGGCAGACGACGAGGAACCGCCGCCGCTGCATGATTTGCAGCAAGCTCATCCAGGATGGCGATCTAGTGTTCTTCAAGGGGCCACGCGGACGTCAGGGGAAAGCGGTACATGAGGACTGCCGCGCTGACACGGGCGGTGACTGGTACGCGAGGGATTGCGCTGTATGGTACGTGCAGGGCAAGTTCGGCAACTGGACACTGATAAACGGCTGAGAGGCCGGGGCTTCGGCCCCGGATTAAAGCCCCCGGCTGGGTCTCAAGGCCAGCCAAAACAAGGGCGGGAGAAGGAGACATGAACGAGGCTATAGCGGAGATCGAGGTCTTGATCGCGTTCGGGATAATGTCACCGGCAGAGGCTAGCCGGGTGGTCGCGAGGCTGGAGGATGTGCGATGACCGTCGTAGAATGCCCGATCCGAGGGACGTACCTGGTGCGAGACGAGACCGAGCCGATCCCGTTCGGCCAGACCAAATCGAGCGCGTCGGTGGCCGTCCACCTCCATTCGTTCGGCTGGGTCTGCGATGACTGCTTGCCGTCGGCCGGGACGACTAAGCCGGTCTGTCGGCATATAGACGCGGTTCAAGAACGCACTTGTCAGAATGGTCATATGGACGATGACCCCGTGCGGGGTTGCTGGTTCTGCCAACTGTATCTCTGAGGAGTTAAGCCCGAAGCGTCGCCCCGTAACACATGGGGAGTCACGCCTAAATGAGAATAAGCGTGCCTTCCCGGCGGGGCGGGTCTCAACGGAGCCGGTGGTTCGGGC